TAGCCAAGTACACCTTGCCGTCAGACGACTTGATGAAACAGGGAGCAGCACACAAAAGATCTTCGCCGGCAACAAGACCAGTAATCTGCGGAGCATACATCGCAGTTACGGCATCAATGCCAACATTACTTACGGGAGTTAAAAGTCCCATTGTCTTTCTCCTTAACTAAAGTGTCGGTCTACCGAGCTGTTTACGCTTGGCTTCTAATAGGACATTGTTGTCCCTAGGAGGACTATCGACAGTTCTTTTAGTGCTGTCGATGTCGGGTGCCTTCTTTTCCTGCACCAAGTACTTACGTCCTTCCAGTACCGTCGTAAGGACATCCTTTGCCGCCTTAGAGTCAATAACTCCATCTACCATTGCCGATATCAACATCGGCTTAGCCAGTGTGAAGGCATCATCCTGAGCTTGCTCGCTAGCCCATATGATCCGGCTACTTGACGCTACTTGCCGGAACGTGTCATTGAGTCGGTACTGAATCAACTCAGCTTGCAGGTCCTCAAACGCTTTCGTGACCTTAGCATGCTCAGCCTGAAGTTTCTCCAGGTCAGTCTTTCCTGACGTTTCAAGGCCTTCAAGTTTATCCTTGGCTTCCTTGAGTTCGCGTCGTCTCTTGGCTGACTCTGTGTTTACTTCACTCAGTCTCTTCTCCAGTAACACTTTCTCCTGAAGTAGCTGCTCCACCGTCTGCGGTGGTGTCGTCGGTTCCGTCTCCGGAGTTGTCGTCGGTTCCGTCTCCGGAACCAAAGATTCGCTGTTGCTCATCACGAGCCTCCTGTTGCATCTGTTCCATCTTCTCGATGGTTTTGTTATCGTAGCCCATTTCAATCCATAATTGCTTAGTGGGTACGCCTAACGCTTTCTTCTGCTGTAACACATCCATCTTCTCTGCTTCCCCTCGTGAAGCTGCATCAGCCCACGTAGGAGTAACTTTGGTTACGATATCTACCGCACCTTCTCCGTACAAGGTCTGCAGTTTAGCTGAGAGTGTCAAGCACTTCGACCAAGAACCTTTGAAAGATTCCTGCCTGGCGGTAACGCGAGAAATGAGCGGTCCTTCTTGCTCCTTAAGGGTAGATTCACTGGCTACCAATCTCGTCGAAATAAATCGTGAGACTGGCGTTGCAGTAACCATTGCACACCACAGCACAATCTGATGAGCTTCATCCATTAGCGGCGCAATGTTAGCCGGCTCAATGGCTCCGAACTCAGCATCTCGTGCCGACTTGGATGTACCTACTACCGTTCCAGGCTCGATCTTCAATAAGTTAGAACCATCGGCTGCAGGAGTCTTGCCATCCGTCGTAGGAATAAATCCCAGTGCGTAGAAGATCCTGAATGCAGTGATGTCACTACTCGACAGAAGGTCTACCAAGGTCTTGTTGAGCGCATCCTGAAGAGGAAACGCGTCCCACGCTTCACATCTCAGTCCCTTGTTGTTGAAGGGAATCGCTGCAATACCTAATGGCAGTTTATCTGGTCCCATCCATGGGATGGTTGCTTCGAAGGTCTTCCATTCATTTCCCGTGTTTACGTACTTCTCTACTCGGTCAGGATAATAATACGTTCGTCTAATCTGATACTCATCTCCTCCTTCTTCGATCTCTGACCACTGCTTCACTGCATACAGCGGTTTCTGTCTGTGGTCGTTTTGCTCATACACCATCCAGCATCCAGTGTCATTACCCCCAGCAGCCTTGCTAGTGTATCTTTCGTTGAATACCCACCTGGGTCGCAACAATTCGTTGTCCCAGTCTACAATCATGAACCCTTCACCATCACGCAGAGCAGCTTCGTAGATTTCTTCTTGAATAGCAGCCATACTGTTGATGTCCCACAAATTTGTCGCCCAGTCGATAAGATTCGTGTTGACCGAATCGAATCCAATCACTCTCAGGCGTTCTGCTACAGCACTTACAACTGTCCGACACATATTTAGACGGAACGGGAAGTCTTGGTTCAGGAACTGCTTCAGACGTTCGGTCAGTTTGACGTTGTGATTGCCGTCGTTGTAATTGCGCGCAATGACGATCTGATCCTGACGGACAGTATCGTTAATATCTACGGGTAGTTTATCGGGCACTTAGACCTCCGCCTGTACGAAACCGAACGCCTCAAAAGTGTTGCCCCCGCATACGAACAAGGCATCGATGCGGTACAGTTCTCCTGCCGTCAGCGTGTGCAAGAGAGGCAGTGTGATTACAGTACCGTTGACAGTAGCAACCCCTGAAGTGGTAGTGCTAGTCTTGTCAACTCCATTGGAGTCAGTGACTGTCATAACAATGCCTGACGGAGTAACTGCTCCGCCCCAAGGTTCAGAGTCGAAGTAATATGCAATTCGTTCGTCCTTACCTTGTGGTACAGTTTTCTGTACAAACCTTCTTGATATCATCTGTCCTCCAGATCTAACTCTGTCGATCTGACAGGTAGCCAGAGTTGAGAGTTCCGTCCATCGATGTCCAATCCAGTGCTACGTTCCCATAGATGTAATTGAACCATTCTATCATACATGGTAAGGGTAACCTGCTCAGTTACCGCAACATTATCGCTTACTGAAATGTAGTAATAGTTGCTAATTGTTCCTTCGACGTACTCGGTCACTAGTACGCTATCAGCAACAGACAGGAATAGCTGACTTGCTAACGAGTAATCTTCAACTATGAACACGTTGTCGTTGATTACTATATATAGAGGCGTGTCCAGTAGTAACGACTCACTAACGCTAATCGACTCAGCTTTATCAATGTTTAGGCCTACAGGTGTCATGAGCACTGTGTCACTTACATTGCTGGAGTCGCTAACGCTTATGTTCAGAGACGAAACGCTGACTGTTATCTGCTCAGATATGCCAGTGGTGTCGCTTCTATCTACTTGAGGGCTGGACACCGTAGCTGTGATCGTCTCACCAACATTGACATTCTCTGTCTTGTTGATGTCGATCTGACCGGGAGTGCCTAAGAATACTTCAACTGTATCAGCTATGCTAGTCGTATCGCTTACATTGATCTGTGACGTCGATACACTACCTGCAACACTTTCAGTAATCCCGATACTCTCAGACTTGTCTATCTGAGATGTAGACACGTTCGCTAGTACTGTTTCTGAAGGTGATGTACCATCTGTAACATTTACCGTTAACGTTCCTATTGCTATGACAGATACAGATACACTGTCAGCAACACCAATGGATGCTTCTGAAACGTTGATCTGTAGTGCAGATGACGAAACGTTGACGGTCTCGACGGTACCTATAGACGTTTCGGAAACGTTTACGAGACGGGTCATATTTACTACGACCGTATCGCTAACACCTATCCCCGCTTCGGAAACGTTTACGTCATAGGCTGCCACTCCAGCCAAACTAACGCCAGGTATATCTGAAACGCTAGTAGTGTCCGAAACGTTTATTTGTAAGGTACTGACTGCAGCATTGACGGTGTCTGACGTTCCTACAGACTCGTTCTTGTCGATAAGTAACGTGCCTATTGCAACTGCTACAGTATCACTAACACTCACTGTCTCCGATTTATTTACCTGAGGTGCACTTGTCGCAGCAGATGCAACGTCCGTTACAGTAATGTACTCTATGTTTCGTGGTACAGTGTCTGTAACTTTCGTACTATCTGAAACAGAAATACCATTAAGAAGCGTAGCTACAGTTGGAGCATCTGACGAACCAACGTTGTCGTTTACGTTTACCGATCTTGTCGTAACAACGTCGGGAACCTCGAACTCCGCCCAAGCCACAAATACATACCGTCCTGAGGCGCCGCACACACCGGTGAACTTCAGCCGCAGATCGGTGTAGTCCGTTATCGAATCGGCCTCGCCTGCCGTGAGGGTGTAGGTCTGATCGGCATAGCTGGTTGTCAGGGTCGCCGTGAATGTTGCCTTTTGCGTTGCACCCTGAAATAAAAATACGTTCAGCGAGATCGTGCCCGTACCTGTCTTTTTGACTCGCAAACGGATCGTATGCCCGGTTGACAACGCCGGATCAGTAACATTCGAGAGACCAATTTCGCAGGTTGACGAAGCGGAGTTGTTGAGCTGGATATAGTCCACTTCATCATAAGCGGTTTCATCTAGCTTCGACCACAGAGGCGTAGTTGTCCACGCCCCCGCTGCTACGTCACTGTCGGGTCTCTCGAATTGCGCCATTAGACTATCACCACATCACCACCAGAGCCGCCAATCGAAACAGAGAGATTAGGAGGAGGCACCTCCGCCGTCACCAAACACCACTTTCGCCGCCGTCCCCAGGCCGACCAATCGGGGTTGACGTCGCAGTATTGCATCTGGCGGGAGTGTGTCCACAATTCGTGTGACGATAAAACCCGGCCAAAAAAGGCAATTGCCTGGATCGTTCCCTCGAACGGATAATCCGCCGAACCGTTATTGTTTCTGGCCCCGATGTACATGCCCAAGCTGGCCGAAATGTCGGCCCACGTGAGCGCTGTGGTTTCTGCAACACCATTTCGATAACCGTAATTCGTGACTGCAAAGACCCCGCTCGCCTTAGGATTTATAACTGCCGAGGTTGATCCATATCCATAATTAACATCGGTCGAGTTGTACTGTCCAAATAGACCAAATCGCATGGTCGCGGCGTTCCTTACCCCGAAAACTGCGGAAAATACCTGAGACGCGCCCAGAACATACCTGGCAATTGCTGTATAACCAGGCATCCCACTGAAGGTTATGCCGGTATTGAGATAAGCGCTAATGTTGAACTGCCAGCCCACCGACCCAGTCCAGACCGTTCCCACTACAACATCCACCGCCTTATACCGGTTGTCTCCCCCATGCGCCTGGTTGTAGCGCACCTGCAACGGATCAGGCCCACGTACCGGCTGATACGCCGCGATGCAGGCCGGATGGTTGAACCATAGAGACGAGTCAGTCCTAAGCGGCATCCTGCACCAATAACCTACGCGGTGTCAGAATTACCCGACTGTCATTATCGGTCGCTGTGGTCTCATCTCGAATTGCTTGACCTAGGTTGTTGTCGACCACCGGAACCACATACCGAGCCGTTGGTCGCCAGATCACCGGTGCCTGAACCTGTACAACATTACCGTCCGCTGTTGCAATCAGCGAGACCACCGGCGCGCCAAGTTGCATCGCCCACTCATCCTCGTTGCTGTCGCCTGGCCATGTACCGTCCGATCCTGTTACCCCACCTGGATAGTAACTCGCGCTATGCGTGCAGGGTAAGTACAGATCGACCCTAGCCCCGGCTACAGGGGCAGTGCCAGTCTCGATAACCAGCATGACGGCATATTCCTCATCCCACACCGCCCCCAGGTCAGCCACTGCGCCCATGCGGGCAACGCCATCGGCTAATGCGTCTAGCGACAGGGTGTGTGTCACCCCTGAGGCTCCAGCCTCGCCCCAAATGATCGCTGTGCCTGGCTCAATCTTGAAATAATCTGGAAGGGCCATAGTAAACTCCTTACGGCGCCAGCGCCGCCTCAATGTCCTGGTAGGTCATTTGTTGTCTATCCAAATTTGTCATTCACGCTAGTTCCATCTACAACGCTTACTCCTAACGGAGTAAGTTCGGGAACGTGATCATCGATCGATATGTCGTAGACAATTATCAGTTGTCCACCATACTCATTGAAATCGTACCGCACTATAATTTCATCGCCTGCTTTCAGAAAGCGGTCGGAAGTAAAGGAGATCTTTACTTCACGTACGCCCTGAGATATAGCTATGGGCACTCTGAAGACTGTCATGGATACTGCGCTCCATCGGGGTCAATGTGCCGGCAAAAGATATTCGTATCGACCAGGAACGGAAATTCCATCTTCTGATACTCAGGCCAGCCAGCCTTCTCGAAGTAACTGCCTTTCATTATACGTGTACACCAGTTCAGATCCGAAGTACCCGACACTGTGTTGAATTGCTTGCTTTCAGGATCAGACCAAAATGTTCTGGGCGTCTCAAATACACGTCTCAACGTCAAACCAGGCGGTACTTGGTATTCAGGACTGTCATCGTACATTGCCCGTAGAATGGAACAGTGTATCAATAACGCCCCTGTCGGTACTCCATCGCACCAAACTAAGTCCCCCATCTGCCACTTGCCAAAGAACGAATTACCTCGACCTCGATAAACTAGAGGCTCAGAGGGTCTTGATCTAGTATAGTATAAACCACTTACAACTGGTACCTTCTCTTCACGCATGTACTCACCAAACCTGACGAAGGCGTCAGGAGGTAAGATGGTATCGTGCTCAACCAGAAGCAACCACTCGTACTTGTTCTCCACCGCTTGCTTGACAATAGCGTTTTGTGCATCATCTACTTGATACCGTAGCGGTATGTAGGCATCAAGATAGTGAAGCAAACTTACCATAGACCAATTCGTAGGAATGATCTGACCGTAACGAGCCTGGACCCATTCAATTCGTACCAGACCCGTAGTAGCAGTACCGATAAGCAACCTCTTGGAGAAGTTCTCATCGCCGCTATCTTGAATTATTGTACGATACTGATTAGCGTCCATTTGACGACTCCCATGGTTGGGCAAGTGTTGAAACCCACGTGGCTGATGTGATCACGTCTCTGGCTGTGCCTGAATACATTTCCTGAAAAACGTAAGTTCGTACCAGACCCGTACTGTAACCCATTTGCACACCCGCAATTGGCCTTACACTGGGTGAGCTGATTTCCGGACCTACGTATTTACGCACGCCACAATAGTCACATCTTCCATCATATGCAGGTAGAGGCGCTCCACATCGATCGCAAACTAATGATTCAACCATGGGGCACCATCTCCATCGACCCATCCAACTTCCAGGTCAGTGAACGCTTAACCATAATTACTTCGATGTTCGCCGCAGGACTCCACGTCAGAAACTTTATCTTCCACGGTCTCGGCTGATAAATACTCCAAAGCATGCCACGAGTGTACGGTTCGTCAGGGTCAAAGTACGCCCACGTAACTTCGTTGCATGCATTGCAGTGAGTCGGGTCTTGAAGGTAGCCTTGCGAAGACCCGTGAGGAAGAGAGATCATGAACTCTCCTCCTATCTTGAGTACTCGCCATGCTTCATCCATCCATCTCAGGAAATTACCATCGACGGGATTTATGTGTTCCACTACGTGACTAGCCATTGCAACTAGTACGCTGCCATTTGGTAATGGCCATGGAAAGTTGTTCCAGTTCCACACGATATCTACTCCTGGCAGATCGCGCATGTCCATGCCTACGAAGCCTGACTGCTTGTTAGCACCGCATCCTATGTCTAAACGGATACCTGTAGCTTGCTTAGGTATAGACGGCTTTGTGCCGAAGAGTTGCCTGATCCTCTCGACGTTCATGTTACTCCTAGGTAAACGTAATGGTGTACGTAACGTTCACGGCCTGGTTTGAAGCACAGGACGATGAAGCATAGGTGTTCCCAGCAAACAACGTTCCACCACTTATGCTGTTGAACAGCCCAATGTTGGAGATGTTGTGAGCGACAGAACTCGTATGCCATCCAGCGGCGAACGTTGCTGTGAACTGTACCGCCTTACTGGTGCTACTGGTGGCCGCTGTAATGCCTTGACGCGTACCAACTTCGTTCTGAAGTGAAGTGTCTGCAGCACCCGGAGCAGTACCTATGCCTAGACCAACGTGACTTACGTACTTACTTCCGGAGATCGAGCCCAGAGCTGATACCAGGTACTGGTTGTACCCTAGGTTGGTGATCTGGTTCTCGATCCATCCAGAGTCTCCCTTTAGCTCGCCTGTCTCTTCCTCAATTTGTACTCGGAAGAAACCGCGAACTCCGGGTCTCTCTGCAACGAGCATATCGAGATCGGTTTGTATCATTTCGTGTATCCTTTATGGATCCATCCTTCAATACGATACCAATCTCCTCGTTCCTCTACTACGGGTACGGAGCATCCTCTATAAAGATTTCCTATATCCTTGTAGCCCGCTCCCGTGCCTGGGGGGCTTGACCTTACATTTAACAGATCAGCTGTGACTGTCGCTATTTTGATAGGATTGATTTCCTCCTCTATATCGTCCGGAGGTACTTCACCTATAGGACGAATATTGGTTCCAAAGGTTTCATTGAATTGTGCAATGGTCATGTTACATCTGTTGCGATCCATACTGCTCGACGCCCCGCCGTGCGCAGGCCCCATGCCGTTTCCATCGGCTGACCACTGCCAGCCCCACCACGTTTTCCAAGGTAATGGCACTGCAGGTGCAGCTATATATTGATTGTACTGTGCTACCCACAGAAACAGATCTGCTAACCATGCTGGTTGCGTAGTGTACGTCTCGATCCAGTTCTTACGGCTGTACAAGATAGGCTTGACTCCGGTTTCCTTGATGAAACCGTCCTTCAAGTTATACATCCACTTGGTCGTGTCTACCTTTCCTAGCTCGGTATACTCATGGTCGAAGACAGGATAGACCCTACCCTTGTACTTCTCCCAGACCTTGCTGAATGAATCTAAAGTCACCTGCCAATTGGTGTTGTTCCGGGGCATCAGGAACCAGTACAACGAGTACTCCAGTCCTACAGCCCTAGCTCCGGCAACGTTCTGCTCACAAAGCGGATCAATTCCTGCATCCCCGTAACCTGCTCGGATGATGACCATCTGGACAAACTGTCTCATCGTCTGAAAGTTTACTGGTCCATTCCATTTCGAGATGTCATCGAACTCTACTTCGAAGACTGGTGCGGCTGACGGAATGAAGGACGCAAACGAATGTAATATACGCTCGCCCTTGGATGGATTGGCATAGCCACCTATCACGAATCTGGGGTCGTCAACGTCTCTCAAATGTAACCTGCCTACGACTCGTATAGTCGTACACGACTGTCTTCTCTTCTACTCCGACAACGCACAGAGTTGCCAACGCGTGGCTAACTGCCTCGTCGTCATGAAGCACCCCAGGCGCACGCAATGTAGCACCGTCAATGCTATTGAGTTCACCGAAAGTGGACTCACTATGAATAATAACTTGGTCATTCTTCAAAGCATCGACTTCGACTGTCCACATTTGAGCCTTACCTCGGCTAGTCGTGTGCCATCCAGGAGCACCGTCCCATCCAGTAAGTACATCCACGTCAGTATTCTCAGTAAGATGACCGATAACTGAGTGTCCATGGTTGTTGCGCTCGACTAATACTCCAGCATTGTTGTAATACTTGCTTATCTGTCTGATAGTTTCAGCGAACGCTACTGGCTGTATCCTGTCAGTGAACATCGCTACTTCTTCACCAGTAGTAGCTTCCAGTACGTGTAGTGATGATGGATCGCTAGTAGGGTTACCCTCCGCAGGGTCAGCTCCAATTACGTATCTAGAGAACCATTCCGGTTCTTTGTACATCCGTAATCCAGGAAGTCCTAACCCGTTATCAGTAAGGGACTCTAGTGGTACGAAACATTTCTGCAGCCACGCTAGCGGTATACGCTTGTCCATCGTAGGGGCCTGTAAGGCTTCCTCGTCAGTGGAAGGGTACTGCTTGTACAGGGCATCTAGCACGCCATCGCGGGACATGACGTCCTGTTTCTGCGCCTCGTACCATGCAGCATCGCGATCTGGTCTTGCATCCCAGGGCAGGAATATGCTCTTCCAGGGACTGCTACCGCTCCTGGCTGCCTTATACATCCGTTTGAATGTACTCGTTGGATCTGCATTGTCAGACCTGCTAAGCATTATCATTCTGCCGCCACCATCGATCGTGGGCTTTACGGCATTCAATAGACGATCGAGGTCGGGAACCAAATCGGCTTCATCGATCAAGGCTACGGAGGCTGTGTAAGAGTCTCCAGCAGTCGTCGGGAAGCCGTAAGCTACTGATCCGTTTGACAATTGCCACATGTGTGCATTGCTGATCTGAACACGGCGTGCCTGCATCCAATTTGGCAATCGATTGTACATCTCTTTCATACGATCCAGAAGGTATTGAGCTTCTTCGTCACGGCGAGAGAATAACAGGCCAGTTACTGCTGGTTTGAACAGCATTAGCCATAGGATAAATGACAAACAAAGCCACGTCATGCCTAGTTGTCGAGCTTTCAAGATTATGACAAGTCTTTCGTCTTGTATTTGGTAAAGTGCACCAACTTGCTTGGCCCAGAGCTTGAACGGAATCCAGACAGCCCGGGTAGCATCGTATATCTTAACATAGTTGTCCGTGAAGTAGGGACAAGATTCTGAACACTTTAGCCACTCTCGTGTTTCTCTTGCCATGCTTCCAGTTCCTTTTTGGCCTCAGCCATCTCGTCAGCAGATAAGGTCACACGGTTAGTAACCTCCTGACGTGATACGGCCGGTAAGCCGGCACGGTCTAGAATCTCCTTTGCAGCCAAAACGCGGAAACGTTCAGAAGTAAGCGAGAGCGCAAGCGCCTCGACTGCATCTACCGCCAGAAGCCTCAGCTTCTTGTTGGCCTCTGCGACGGCTGCCATTGCCAGTTCGGACGTGTGCATTTCATAGGCACCGGCGCGCTCCTCCCAACGCCAGACGTTAGCCGCAGTATACCATTGAAGTGGTGCACCCCTACGGATTAATGCCCTCTGGTAGGCTTCGGGACCCAGATCTTTGGCAAAGCTCAAATATGCACGCGCGATAGTTCTACCCTGACCTATGCCTAGGTAATGCTTTATGAATAAGCTGTACCATCGTGTAGGTTCATTTTCCTGTCTATCCCACGCACTGTAGGTTACATCCATTCTCCAAACTCCATTGCACACGGGCAAATGCGCTCTCGCGCGGATACACTGCCGGAGCTGACTCGCTGTCGCGGAGAGCCAGGGACCGGCTGATAGATCAATTGTAACATATTATAGTCTAAGAAACACTCGTGCAAATTTCAAAGACCTTGTTACATCTTAGCTCGTAGGTAATGAGGACGTGGGTCAGATATACAATTATGGACCCCTTGATTTTTAGACAAATCTTTATTATAATTCTACCATAATAACAACACGTCCGCGTTCATCGTCACCTGCGACAACGCCGTAAGGCTAGGGGTGAGGCAGGAGTGAGGCAGGATAGAGACGTGATTAGCTAGAAGAGGAGACAAACATGAGACGCAACAGAGAAGACTCACGCAAGATGAGAGAAGAAGTGATTACAATGACGGAGGAAGGTGCTCCTGCTTCAGTCATTGCAGAAGAGCTAGGAATAAGTCTACCGTATGTGTACACAATACTCAGTACGGAAGGCATTCCAGCGATTCCCAAGCCTAACGATAGATCCTTGAGCAAGAGACTCACAGAGGAGCAGCTACAGAAGTTAGTTATTGCCTATGCAAGTGGCGATCCTATGGCTAACATGTTAGACGAGTACAACCTTAACTATCACCAAATGTATGCGATACTCAGGAAGCAGGAGATACCACTTAGAAAGGTCATCGACGAAAGAAAAGAAGCAAGAGATGCTGCTGTAGAAGCTGCTGTCATGCTTTACGAGCAAGGAGTATCGTTGTGGCAGATTCGTTCAGAGACTGGAGTAAGTCAGCCTGCACTGATGAAAGCACTGAGAGGCAAAGGGAAATTACCTAACAGACTGAAGTTGAAGGAAGTAGGCAAATTGGTGGCGCTTCCAGGACACATATACGACCCTGATCCCGATCCGGAAGGATGACTAGTGTATCTCATATTTTATGTGTGATACCTGAGTTAAAAATGATACTAGACATTTGTTATGTGTGAGCTTAAACATGTGACAAAGATCACGTCTAAACAGAGTCATTTGTCACTATACATCGTATTTTTGTTCTGATATACTGTACTCAATGATAGATCTGACCTAAAAACACGAGGACATCTTCCAATGAACACATTTGATATAGTATCTATGATATATAAATATAATACAGCATGTGATTTACAGATATCACGGAATGAAACACATGATCATAAGCGTAAAGTGATAAACGTCAATCGGCCTGACCTGACAGTCGTGCGTCACCGCAAAGTGAACCATGTCGTAAAGCCTAAACAGGGCACATGTGAGATGTGCGGT